AACGATACATATGTTTGTGTTTTGTTGGTTGCTTGTACATCTGCCGAATTTAAATTGGCATCACTCGCATCTAAGTGTATGTGTCCTTGTACTCTCGTATTTCCAATAACATCTAGATTATATCCAGACGTTGGCTGTGTTGTTCCTATTCCCAATTGACCCGCCGCTGTCAATGCCATTTGTACGACTCCACCCGTTCCTTTATTCAATGTGTTATTGTGATGTACCCCACCCTTGTACCACGCAAAATTTCCGGGTGTTCTAAAGTATTGGGTATTCGTTTGATAACCTATACCAATCGCAGAATTTTCACCATCAATCAGGTTAATTTTCTGTCTTTTATCGTTCCCGAAATGCTGGAATGTACCAATCTTCAAATCTTGTGCCGTTTCTACGTTTGCTGTCGGTTCGGTAACACCAAAACCAACTTGTGCGTATAAGTTACTGTTGAGAATGGTAACTGCCGTTTGTTTTCCTCCGCCACCACTATCACCCGCGGAACCCACGATAATATCAACCGCACCCCGCTCGGCACCTGAAGAACTTTCCTCATGACAATATGTTCGTATCATTGAATACGCATTTTCGTTATTTTTGTAGTTCGGATACATAACTTGACGCACCTCATTTAGTGTGGGGTTCGTACTCGCATCCCGGCGCTTGAGTTTAAGCGCATCAACCACGCTACCGGCGGTGATGGGACCCGATTCAATATGAACGGCCGCATTTGAGTGTGTCGTACCTATACCAACATTCGACGTTGCCAGATTGATTGAAATAATATTAGATTCTGTCCCGTCGGCATGAGCATTGCCGAAATGGAAGGTTCCATTATTGACCTGAATGAATGCGTTTTGAACATTATCCGTCTCATCAAATCGCAAGGTGGGATGGACGCTTTTAACTCGCGCATCTCCATCAACTTGTAAAGTACTCGTAGGTTCCGTGGTTCCGATACCCAATTTGGTTGTATCCGTGAGAACCATCATAGATGAACCTCCGGAACCGGGATTAAATTTATTTGCGTGATGGGTACCTCCCTTATACCACGCATAACCGGCACCGGATCTGTAATATTGTGTATCTGTCTGCGTACCAATGGCATAGGCGTCATTGTATAAATCAACTAATTGGCGATGCGTTGCCCCAAACTTAACCTTTCCATTAACAAATATGTTTCCATCGACATCCAATGTTTCCGCGGGCACGAGCGTACCTATACCCACATTACCATTTTTGGGCGCTAATAAAATATTGATATTTTCAGTATTGTAATTATTTGAACCCTGAATAAAGAATGAACCACTCGGACCAACCGACTGATCTACACCCAAACGAGCCGAAAGACTACCTATTTCGTTTGAAATATGGAATTGGGAGTACTGATCGTACGACGGATCGCCCGTTATCGTATATCCCTTATCCGCAGCAACTCCCATTCTCCCCGTAGAAGTTATGATATTACTCGTAACCAGATTAGATAACGTATCACCCCACACTTTATCTGTTGTTATGTAGCTACTCGGAGGGACGACAAATTCTCTATCAACAAATATTTCGGTAATTCTACGGTCATACCATACATTACCGAAAGTTGAGGTATTAGAGTTTCCTTGTCCCGTCGCATGAACTCTGGTATCGCGAATGATAATACCACACCCAGTGAGATCGGAGTTAGATCCACCACCCAGACCATTTATATTATCGATTCTGATATAGCCCGGTGGGACTCTGGACACGACATCGAATTCAACGCAGTCATCTCCATTCGTACCCGCCGTTCGGACATATGTATTCAAATTTCCGTCGTATGCGTTTGTAACCGGAAGGGTTCCCGGGTCACCAGCTGCGTGAGACGACCTGGACGCACTAATTGTCATTAAACGTCCGCCGATGTCATAAATTTTAATTTCCTTGAAATGTATTTTTGTGTTTAAATTATCAGATCTATCTATTCTCACCGTCCAAGTGAGTTCATCGTTATATACTCCAAGCCTGGAATCCGGTGTGAGTACCCCTATACCAACGTTAGACGTAGAGACTAGAGATGTTTTGGGATTTGCGAATTTTGTTGATATGGTGGTTACATTACCCAATTCGGATGTAACCGGGTTGTTTGTTTCTGTTATTTGTTGTAAAGAAATGTTGGACAACGTTCGTCCATCACCAAAATAGTGATAAGATTCGACGTTACCGTATAAATGTATGTTCATCGTTTCACCGGTCGGTGTGATGTCATTTTCTAATATGTGACTATCCGTGAATCCAATCGCAAACTCTTCGTGTTTGGAGGCCCCAGACCCCGTCGTTCTATACACCACGGCCACATTTGATACTCCCGGGGTTGTAGGATACCCTCCTCGTCTGTATAACGCACCCAGATCATAACCAAGGGTACCGGTGTTATTGTTACCGAACAGCTGGAGCGGATTTTCAACGATTAATATATTCGCATACACCAATTGTGAGTCTCCTACAACTGATATATTACCGGTAATAGTAGTCTGACCGGTGACCGATAAATTACCATTAATGCGCATAACGTTACAATCGGCTGGTGCTATGGCAGAGTCATTAATAATTACATTAGACCCGATTGCCATCGTGTGATTAGGTGCAGAATTGGCAATTCCCACATTTGACGTTGTTATGAAACCCGTCTCCACATTACTAAAATTCAGACGAGAGGGCATATCGAGAGACGTTTTCGCTACTTGATCAAAACTTATATTGGACAAAACACCACCATCACCCAAATAGAGTGACGCCGTAACCGTATCGGATCCCCGTTCCTTGACTCGGTGATCCCGGGTGTTGTAAGACATCACAACATTTTGTGCCACATCTGGTGTCGTTTCCTCTTCCAGTTTCCTGAGGTATACGTTCGTAAATACCCCTGTGTTACCAATGTTCGGCATTATTACTATAATAAAGCAATTTAATTTTTGGGGTTGGTATATCTTAATTTAATTGAAACCGAATTAAGTTAAGATATGTGTTTAATGTCCTGTCTATAAATAATTACGGGAGTTCGTATATAATTATTTCCGCGCGACTGCTACTGGAGTTCCAAACTGCGTTGTTGTCACACCTTCCGTCGTTGAGACGACGGATATTTAATTTTGCGCCACTTGTACCCTTATCTCTTATTGTCGCAACCAAAGTAAGCCCCGTGTCGCTGGTATTGGTTATGGTAACAGACATTATGAGTTTTGCTACGTCGGAGTATGTATGACCGTATGTAAATGTCTGCTGACTGAATCTATTGGTAGAAGATCCACCTACAGCCACGCTGATTGCCCGTATGGATTTGAACGTGGTACCACCCGCCGATTCACCTATTGTCGTGTTACCCTGAACTTCGAGACCCGTCCCATTTTGGAGTTTGAGATCGGTCGATGTGAGGCGCGCACAAATATTCAAACTTCCGGCTTTTCGGATAGCAAATTCAAACAATCCATTTTCGGCACCGTCGGTAACATCGCTTGTCTTGGCTGTTATTTTTGTGTAAATTTTAGTACTGTTGTTCCCATTTTTTCCAGAAAACTTTAATTGACCGAGGTAATCGTTATTAGCTGGACTCGCGGAGTTTCTGTATAATGTGAATTCCGGACCAGCCGAACTCGATGCGTCTGTACTCGTCATGGTAACGGCAGACCCGAGCGCACCCGCTGAGACATTGGATAATACACCACCGTCACCCTTGTAGAGACTTCCTGTGCCAATTTCTACATTCCCCGTTGCTGTTAATGCCACGTTGGGGTTTGTAAATTGTATGGTGTTAGATGTAACGTTTCCTCTATTCGTTATATGAGATAGAGTATAAACCGCAGATACCGCCACGTTCCCCAATGTGATCTTCTCTGTGGCTACATTTCCGTTGATTACGAGTACATTTGAACCAAATTCATCTATATACAAATTCGACCCCACAGCCAGGGAATGTGTGGGCGCCGAATTGGCTATACCAACATTTGCTGTGGTTATAAACCCGACATCTGTATTAGTGAATTGTATGGTATTAGATGTCACATTGCCCTGGTCTGTAATGGATTGTAATGTCGTTGCGATATTAGAGAGGAGGCCACCATCGCCATCGAACTGGGTCGCTTCTATGGTACCATCTCGAATGAATACATTCGTACCGATAGACAGTTGGTGTGTGGGAAGTGCGTTCGCAATACCCACATTCGATGCTGTTAAATTGCCGGTTATATCCGCATTCGATGAAACTATGAAACCAGTTTTAGCGTTTGTAAATTGTATGGTATTGGACGTTACGTTACCCTGGTCTGAAATAGACTGTAACGTCGTCGCGATATTGGACAGTAAGCCACCATCACCATCGAACTGGGTTGCTTCTATGGTACCATCCCGAATGAACACATTCGTACCGATAGATAATTGATGTGTGGGAAGGTCATTCGCAATACCTACATTCGACGCTGTCAAATTTCCGGTTATAATCGCATTAGATGAAACCACAAAGCCCGTTTTGGAATTTGTAAATCGTATGGTATTAGATGTCACATTACCTTGGTCAGATATGGATTGTAACGTAGTTGCTATATTGGAAAGTAATCCGCCATCTCCCGAAAATTCCGTGGCACTCACTCTGCCGTTGTCGGCAAAGATGTTGTTACCTATAGACAACTGATGTGTGGGTTCCGTGTTCATGATACCGACATTTGATTCTGTAAATATCTTACCATACACATGTACATTCATTGTTTCGGCGGTAGGGACGATGTGCGGCGTAAGACCCGTACTCTCGGTATATGCGATCACATACTTTCTTTCGTCTCCCATGTAGCCACTGACAACATTTGACGCCGCTCTCTTCATGACATGACCGAAATCGATGGTATCCGAGGAAAATCCATTCCCCAAAAGAGTTATTGGATCTTTTACGATGACATTTTCGGAATTAATAACGGTGGTTTTTCCGTCGTGTAATAGGTTTCCAGAAATAGACACATTCCCCGAAATATTGACATTCCCCGAAACCGTCAGACTTTTGGATGTTGTAATATTACCCTCCGTGACGATATTACCCGTTATGGTTGCGTCTTTGGCGACCGTCAAGTTACTGGATGTCGTGACATTCCCAGTGGTTGCCAAGTTACCACTAACAGTTGCCTCCTTTTCCACTGTTAAGTTGTAATCTGTCGATATATTGGCTGTAGTTGTCAAATTACCGGTGATGGCAGCGTCCTTTGCCACCGTTAAATTATACGACCCTGTGATATTACCCGTGGTTTCCAAATTGCCGGTAACGGCCGCATCTTTCGCGACCGTTAAGTTATAAGAGGTTGATACATTTCCGGTAGTTGTTAAATTACCAGTGATGGCGGCGTCCTTTGCCACCGTTAAATTGTATGCCCCTTCGATGTTACCCGTAGTTTCCAAGTTACCCGCGATTTCTGTATCTTTTGCGACCGTTAAATTATACGCAGTCGATATATTACCCGTCGTGGCCAAATTCCCAGTGACCGACGCGTCTTTGGACACTGTCAAGTTACTTGACGTTGTAATATTTCCATCCGTCGCCAAATTTCCGGTGATGGTCGCTTCCTTTTCTACGGTCAGGTTATACGCAGTTGATATATTACCCGTGGTGACCAGATTACCTGTCACAGTTGCGTCTTTGGACACTGTCAGGTTACTGGATGTTGTAATGTTTCCACCCGTCGCCAAATTTCCCGTTATGGCTGCTTCTTTTGCCACCGTTAAATTGTAATCAGTTGATATATTACCCGTGGTGACCAGATTACCCGTCACAGTTGCGTCTTTGGACACTGTCAGGTTACTGGATGTTGTAATGTTTCCACCCATCACCAAATTTCCTGTTATGGCCGCTTCCTCATCCACGGTTAAGTTATATCTTGTCGTTATATTACCATGGCTGAGCAAATTTCCCGTGACTGTCGAATCTTTATTCACTATTAAGTTACCGAGCACAATGTGACCCTCGCATGACAAGTTTCCTGTAACGGTCGCGTTACCCGAAACGCGTGCGTCTTTTGCCACGGTTAAGTTACTCGATGTGGTGATATTTCCGGTCGTCGCAAGATTTCCCGATATATCCGTTTCTCGGGTAACAGTGAGATTGTTTGAAACCGTAAGATTCCCGGTTGTGATTAGGTTTCCATATATGTTCGCATTTTTGTGAAGTGTGGTATGATACGACGTCGTTAAATTACCAGAAATGACGGTATTACCAAATATATCAACATCCTTATTTGCGATGAGATTACTCGTTGTAACAGTGTTACCGGCTATATTCGCATCTTTACCAACCGTAAGATATTCGGCGGTAATTAAGTTACCACCAACTGTTAGATTTGATGAAATGTCTATACTTTGTGATACATTTAGAGTATTTGATGTGATTTTGTTTGTGACTATATTACCAGAAATCTCCGCGTTCCCCGACACAGTGAGATTACTGGAAGTTTCAATATTTCCCGTGATAACGGCACCACCGGCCACGGTTAAATTATTTGATGTTGTAATATTTCCGGTGACAACCGTATTACCCGTAATAGATACCTCTCTACCCACACTCACGTTTCCGAGTACATCTAAATTACTTGTAACATCGCCAGCTATATCCAAATTGCTCCCAATAATGAGATTACTCGTCAAATTCACATTACCCATGACATCCAGTTCCCCGCTTATGAATGTATTACCCGTAACACCCAAGACATTCGAACCGCTATCATCGACGTATAAATTTGAGCCTACGTCGAGGGTATGTGTGGGCACGGACTTTAAAATACCAACTCTACTCTGATCATAGACAACAAACGTATTTGTCTTATTTTCATTCATTAAAGAGAAAATTGTATCGGTATAGACAAATTTGAAATTTGAAAATGTAAAACCGAACCCGGTAGCTATGAGTGTAATCACATCACCTTTCATTAACTGTTTGTTAATCGTAACCGGACCCATATTACCGTCATTCAGTAAAGCGATTTGCGTTCCGTTTAATTTGACTTCGTATGTATTACCATATCCAGCATTACCGGACGTAACCGTTACTGTAAATATTCCCTTCGCGGGCGCAGTAATGGAGGCTGTATTGTCGGCGTAGTTTATTGTGTTCGTAATACCATCAGTTTGCATCATTTTCCATTCATTGACAGAGAAGTCACCATATACTCGCATGGACATTCCATTGGATGAATTATTACTGAACGCAATAACATTAGATTCTGCGGCGGTATCCGAATAACCAAACGATAACACATTACTATGTTCGTCAAATACCATGGCGACATTACTCGCCGCACCGGGACGAGTGAGTGAAAGACCCAAATCATTCACACCGAGCGTATTATCTGAACTTATTTCCAATATACTGTCTTTGATTTTTAGGGTGTGTGCGTCTATTGTCGTGTTACCAGTGACATTTAGACTCCCTCCAATAGAAACATCACCCGAACGAGTAACATAAAAGTTATTTCCAACATCCAATAAGTGTATTGGATTTAAATTTCCGACGCCCACATTAGACGTGGTAACTATACCCGTCACATTATTTACTAATTTCATAGGATGGACTGAAACATTAGACGATACCAATATATCATCCAGACCCGAAATAGAACCCGGTCCAATATCCACGATCTCTTTCGTAGAATAGTTATATACAATTGTGTTTGAAAGTGTTCGCTGTCCTAAATCATACCGTAGTGGTGCTACGTAAAAGGAGTTTGCGGTAACCATAGGAAACATCTCCCCCGTCGCATTGAGGACGACGGTGTTTTCCGGCTGGTGATCTGCGGTCCATTTACCTAACCTGACTCTCTCTGAGCGGTCGATGGTATTGAGATTCTTCACCATTTAATATATGAACGTATTTTAATTTGCGTAAAGGATCCCTGCCATGCCGTTATTTATTCGTAAAATGTTGTAATTTACGGCAAAAATATCATCATCTATGTTTAAATTCTCGCTCCATAATTTGACTGAATTTAATCTACTAAAATTAAGTGTCCCTGTGGGCTGTAAGCTATTTGTTTTTAAGCAGAATGGGTATAAGAAAAAGTCTGGAGTAGTGACATTTTCCGTGTGGTAATACGCACTCGCATCAATGTAATGTGGTTTCGCATATTTCATAACTCCTATATCGGTTCCATTTACACTCAGCTTTATTTTGTTACTTGGCGACGTAAGAGCCGACGATAGAGTTGTATTTGTAGACGCAATATACTTGACTGGGTGGTTAAAATATAATTCCTGAATCTTTTCTCCCGATGCCGTATTTTGTTGTACTTGTTGAATTAATATATTTTGGGGCTCGGATGCGAGTTTTACTCGTTCTTCCTCTTCGAGGTAGTAAAAATTCGCATGACACTCCCATTCATAATCTGCCGCACTGGTTCCCCATTCGATAACAATTTCAACTTCATGATAGGATAAAGCACAAAGAGGTATCGCGGATTGTGGGTTCTCGCAGTTGAAGAACCTAAACGGATAAAAATAAGAACGCGTACTTTTACCGCCGTGGGGTCCATTCGCACTTCGCGACGTATTTGTGGCCATTGTATCTATGGCAATCTTTTCACAGAAGTCGGAACTTTGTGTGTCGATGACGTGCCCTCCTATTAAGAGGCTGGCACTTTTGATTAAAGTTGTCCAATCCGGCGAATCCTTAGCTTCGCCGTTTTGTGAGATACATAAATATACATATCCCAACAAATCACCCGATTTATCAAATCGGATTTTGGATGAAGATCCACTATTCACTGCCCCCTGTATGGTTTGTTCTTCGAGCGACTGTGAAAAGTTTGAATGTCTCTTGTAAGAAGATACGAAATACGAGACTTCTGGATCGCCTGTGATTTGTTCGTTTTGCGAACCCACAGCAGTCAATTGTACAATTCCAGAAGACATGTTATAATAACTAAAGTTTATTTTTTGACTAGAAAGGTTTCATGTTTCTTTTCAAACACGTAAATCGCATAACAAACACGGCATCCTGGACACTCGCCGGTGTGCCATTTTGTTTGTCGAGGTCGAAAGTTAAGCGATCGAGTTTAAGAATAGGTGTTATAAATTGTTGTTCGATGTCATAATCATCTCGGAAAAACACAGCCTTTTGACCATTGGAACCACCGTGTAATTGATGCTGGCACATGATAGTACCGAACACGCTTTCGATGTTGGAACTCGCCGCAGAAAGGTCCGCTCTTGCCGTTTGACTGAATGTGGTTCTGAGTTCGTTTATTGTGATATGGATGCATCGCTGAGCATCACCGTTCGTATTGAGGGAGGCTGCCATTAATTTTGCTTCCACAACATTTTCGAGGGGCTTGGGTAAGAAAGTCACAAAGTTTGTATTGTTACCATGACTTAAATTATCCACGACCACCGTATGTGTTTCATATTCTGTGTCGGGCAGTGTCATCGTCCTGTCTATTATTATACTCCTAGATTAAAAGTCCGCCAATTCCATCCACAATTTCATAATTGGCACTATCCTCGACAGATTTTTGTCCGCCACATACACCACCTGGCGTGAAGGTTTTTCTATTACCTCCCCTTCGGGTATAGTATGCCGACTTTTCTCCGGGGCCGGGAATACATGCGATATCATCTTCGAGGGCATTTATTTTCTTATCTCCGGCCGGTTTAACTGTTATAGGCTTCGGTGAATATTTATCACTTTTTCGATTTATAACATACAGGACTAATATCAAAGCTATCAATCCTATACTAACCGCAATTCGTACTCGGTCTGGGGTATCCATTATATAATGACTTAATATTATATTTTACAATAAAGTGCGTTAAAGATAATTTAATACTTTCAAGTTAAAGAGTAGATGGACGAAGAGATAACACTCGATCGTGGAAATGCTACTGTGATGAAATTAGATGATGATGAACAGGCCATCATGGACGAGATTCAAATTTCGGCTCCGAGAATTCAAAAGCCCAAGAGACCGACAAACAACAGACCGATGGGGAGAGCGCCCGCCCCATCTCATCAGGAAGCACTCGATGCTTTTGTAAATCCAAATAAACAAACTGAAATGCCTCGACAACAAGAAGAAGAAATTGATTATGGCGAAGATCCTATATTCATGGGAGATGATGACGCATACGGAGGTGGGGGAGGGGGTGGTGACTACGGTGGTCAGGAACAGGAAGAGCGCCCCTCTCCGAATTTTGCGACTGTAGACGACGAGAAGGCCGATCTCATGAACAAGATCGGTAGATTAGAGAAAAAGGGATTTTCGGTGAATAAACGTCTCACGGCGTATTCACCCGTGGATGAACTCCGTGCCGAGGTGAAAAGGGTGATGTATTCTATTGAGGTGGATCAATCGGTTCGCTTCTCCAAGCGCATGCTGATTGCTTGTGTCACGGGTCTCGAATTCCTTAACAAACGTTACAACCCATTCGATCTTCAACTCGAAGGATGGTCCGAATCGGTGATGGAAAATCAGGACGATTACGATACCGTTTTCGAGGAATTGTACGTGAAGTATCGAACGAAGATGCACGTCGCTCCGGAAGTCAAGCTGATACTCATGCTTGGTGGATCCGCCATGATGTTCCACTTGACCTCTACAATGATGAAATCCTTACCAAATATGGGAGACGTTTTGAAACAAAATCCAGAGATGATGAAAAATATGATGCAAGCGGCACAGAATATGGGCAAAGCTCAGACGGCGGCACCCCCGGCCACACAAAGTCCAGAGATTAACGACACGTCATCGGGTGGTCAATATGAGATGCAGGGTCCGGGCATTGACCTTGGAAGCCTGATGAGTGGCATGGTTGGTCCACCGTTACCGGTTAATACTACCCCGGAAGTTCCAAAGGAGACGACCACCAAGATCCCGGTCGTGGAAGATGATATCTCCGATATCGTTTCCATCTCAGGAGAATCGACGGGTGGTGAAGTTAAGGAAGTTGCTGTGTCGGCACCGACTAAGAAGCGAGTTCGAAGAAAAAAGAAAACCGAAATTAATCTCTAAACCTAGAGTATGATAGGGTACGCTTTCATTGAGGAAGAGGAACCGCCGACACCAGAACAAGTCAAAAAAGTGTCTAAACCTGTCAACCAATCTGACCCAAAAGGTTTAGAAAATACCGAGTGTAATCATTTAGTACTATTCTTTATTTTAGGAGTTGCGTTGTTAGCTGCAACAGATAGGTTGCACTAAGCACTACTTAAAATAAGATGTTAATTTTTCCATGTTTGGAGTGTTATTTAATTTGCGAATAAAACTCCTGCCATACCTTTATCTATGCGTAATATATTGTAATTTATCGCATAAACCGTAAGTTCCTCCGTCGCCGCGCGCTCATAACCCTTTTTCACATTTCTTAGAATGAGTTTTGCGTTATCGAGCCTACTGAAATTGCATGTCCCTGTTGGTTTATAACTGGAGGCATTTAGACAGAAGTGGTACGCGAAATACCTAGTATAAAACGGACAGTCTTTGTCTTCGTCATATTGTATAATCCCGTATTTTGTATGATTGTAATTTTGTACGATGTGGAAGTATAGAGGACTCATATTCTCCAATAAAGGTGTTCCGTTGATTTGTATATCGGCAGTTTTAAATGTCAAATAGTCCTTTTCAACGACCGCCTGTTTCGTTGTATAACCAAAAAATAGAGACTTTACGGGGTGGTTAAATTGCGAGAGATCGATATCATTGTATCCATCGGTGGCTGTTACATAACTTGTAGAGGCTGACTGTGCTGAATTGTACGCATCCAATTTTTGGTCTACCACCAATTGTTGGGCATTTATTGCTGTGGGATTTGGTGGGTCAGCGGTTTGTAATGATTGCAATAATGTGTTGGCTTCGTTATATTCATTTTGTGCTTCTGTCGCCTTTTCCTCGTAATATTCGGTATCGTCACAATCGAGTGTCTTTTTAATTTGTTGACATTGGGTGATAATAATATCCATCTTCTTACTCGTAAAGCGTCTTCGTTCTTCGGCGTCGAGGTAAATGTAGTTTCCATAACACCGGATATTTTGAGCAACCGCTCCCGGGGCAAAGTCTATTCTAATCTCAACCTGATGGAATTGTAATGCCACGAGAGGAATGAATGATTGATTATCACCGAAAAAGTAATGAAGCGATAAAAAGTTAGGATTTGTTGTCGAACATTTATTGTTAATTTCTTGGGATTTTGTGTATGTATCTGCCAAGTAATTTTGCCATATATCACTACTGTAATCAAAATCATATGAATCAACTTTTTGACCCCCAATATAGAGGGAAAACTTAGCACCAAAGAAGGAATTCAATAGATCTACCCCCTCAAACCACACCGCATTTAACAAATCTCCCCAAACTGGCACTATAATAGAAACGTCTTCAGTAGATATCTCTTTTATAAGCTTCGGGGCTTGTGAAAAATTGGTATGTCGTTGATATTTTAAGTTAAAGAAACTCATACCTTCTGAAGTTGTTAAATACACATCTTGTGCACCTTTGCTTACTAACTCAACCAGAGCACCGGACATTGGTATATATTTATAATGTATATTATAAAAACAGACACTTTCCCTGAGTGAATGTGGAGGACGTTTCCGCGTCATCGGGTTTATTTAGATTTGTGGGTAAATTGAACCCTCCCTGTCTATATATTTTCATACGTTTGAAGTACATGGCACTTAGAATCGACCAAGTATCATGAATATCATAAATTTGGGGATTGTTTTTCTTTCCTGCTGTCTCTCTCATTATCCTTCCTATGCTTTGTGTAATATCAGATTTTGGTGTCGCCAGAATGACTGTATCTAAGGATGGTATGTCTAACCCTTCATGCGCCTGGCTGAATGTGGCAAAAATAATCTTCTTTTTACTGGATTCTTGGAGATCTTTTTCTTTCATGCCTCCCATGTAGAGTCCCGAATTTTTGGGGAAGCATTGGTGTAACATCTGACAATGGAGTCGTCTCTCACTGAGAACCAACAACTGTCTTGTACCGGATGACGCCTTTTTAATGAGCTCAACCAATATTATATTTCTTTGTCTGTCTTCGGTTAGGTTTGTTATCATTGTGGGTAGAGATATCTTACCAAATCGCGTACAAGGTGGTGGATTTTCATATACCTGCGATTTATATATGATAGGAAACACATCCACCTGATCCTGGTTCTTTCTCTCTATGGATACAATAGTTGGTCCCATGAACCAATGTAGAACCTTCGTAAGACCATCCTTTCTGTTAGGTGTGGCAGAAAGTCCGAAAATGTGCTTGGGGCACAGTTTGAATAACGATTGTGAAAAGGTTCGGGCACAAATGTGATGAGCTTCGTCAACTATCAATGTACCGATACTCTCAAAGTCTTTGAAACTATATTCTCTTTGTGTCAGGGATTGTAACATAGCGATGACGAAATCGTATCCTTCTACTTGTATTTTATCTTGTTGTACTATGCCCACCGATGAACCCGGACAAAATTGATGTATTCTCTCTCTCCACTGATCCGCCAGAAACTGCTTATGAACTATGATCATTGTTCTGTACCCCAATTTACTCGCGATGGCTAACGAAACGGTGGTCTTGCCATACCCACAGGGAAGGGAGATGATACCTGAGCCTCTTTCAACAGCCCTATTACAGCTCTCAACCTGATGGGTTTCATTTCGAAGTTTTCCGCTAAAAATGATAGAAGCCCGGGCCGGTTTCGGTCGTCTGTCTTCTTCTGGAGCTCCCAGTTTATCAGTTCCGTAGAATCTGGGAACGCACACTCCATTCTTAGCTGGTTTAAAAACTTTAAAAGGCGGCGGGGGGAATCCGTATTCATTGTTACATAAAGGTCTTACTGTTAATTCCTTTTTTATTTCCTGGAGTCTGTCACTGGTGAGATATCCAGTGCGTGTCAGTATACCCATCGCGTTATTAGTTTAAAGAATAAAAACTTTATGTATAATATAACATAACATGCCGATTCTCAACGTCGACGAGAACATTAAGAAGATGACCGAAGCCATTAACGGAATGACACAGGAGGTTCTCCGACTGGAAGGCGCCTTGCGAGTTTTCCAAGGATTTAAGGAAGGTGGTCTCGAGGAAGTTGATATTCCGAATGTTCCGGAAGGTGCTACCCCGGTGGATGGCCAGCCGCCGACCATCCCGGAAGAACCGGAAGCCGAAGAGGAAGTTACTGAAACGAATTAATTGAATCCGCCACCCAAGAATATCCCGAATGATTTCCAATATTCCATACCCCCTTAAATGATATATCAACTTCTATTTCATCATTCGTTACAAGAGATTGTACAGGTTTTGAACCTATAACCTTACACATGACCCTCCTATAACGAAATGGTATCTTTATGGTTAAAATCTTCCCATCTAGGGGATTGTCTACGATAGAATTATTCAATTTATGGGCATTTCTGTCATGCATATGTTGAATAATTTCAGACGAGGATCTAGTCAATAGAATTCTCATGTACTTTTTATCGTTATGTTCATACATCGGTTGATGAACGTGACATAAGAACTTCATTGCTTTCTATTATTACGTATTCCGTAAGCTATAAGTATTATTACTGTGAAAAGTAAGAGATGGGACAATTTTAACGGTTTGAGTGCTTTGCGTGTTCCAAACGTCTGATGACAAAATGTTCTTCCTACTTCTGTACCACCCTCTATACTAGAGTACGGAGTATCTCTCGGTGACATTAATCCACACAGCGCAACTTTTTTACATTTCCCAAAATATGGAACTTGTCCATGAACGCTCAAAACACCCGACGTTTGATTGATTCTCCACTTTTCACCCGTCCATGTAGAACCCCAACTGAAACGCATGTTTTTGGGCTTAGGTACACCAACCTTTTTGAGTTGTTTCCATACTTCTTTTAAAAATGTATCCGGATCCGTTTTTAATATTTCCTCGGTGAGCGTTACCATCGTACACGATATCGTCTTACCATCGGCCAATACAATGGGGTAAAGTTTCCAAGGAGTATGCATCGATATGTATAGATCATCGTCTATTTTAATGGGTTGATCGTAATCCAGTAACACATTTATGGCACCATACGCACTTTCGCTAATTTGTTTTACCGCCGTAGTTCCCCAGTTATCTCCTATCAATTTGAGAGCCGGCTCATGATCCACGCACATCACCAACATACCATCTTTTATTTCGGTGCCGTCACTAAACGTCCCTATGTATGAATCGTCGCCGTATTCAACCGTTTCGAGTGTCTTATTAAATTCAAATTTCGCACCCTTTGCGATTAGTGCCTTTTTCATGGCTTGACCCATAACTAAACCAGATACACGTTGTGTGTATTGTTGCGAAAGACTCACGTGATCGAAACTACCCATGAGACCAAACACAGACATTGTATCCCACCCGACGCCGTCAATTTGATGCGTCATCGCACGAAGAACGCTTTTTCCAGATTTGGACATACGTTTTTTTGTGGCGTTCTCGAGAGATAATTTCTTATATCTAGCCGGATTGATCATGGCCTTGAGATAGAGATCTAATAGGGTTATATAATCTTTCAAAAACATATTCTTCATAATAAACGAATAGTCATAGTAATTTCTAACGAATAAATCGTCCCAATTTATACCCATCTCCTTGAGAGAGCTTTTAAAATTTACATACGAACCAAATGCTAATTTATGAGAATGCAAATCTCTGTACTCCGTGCTCGGTTCCCACCACGAACCACCCGCATCCGCTTTCTTGTCATAAATTACCACTTCGTGATTTGTAAAGTTGAGAAGTTCCCACGCAACGGACATACCGGACGGACCGGATCCGATTACGTGAATTCTCATTCTAATGTATAACTATATATTTTTTTAGATGAATCCCGTCTTCTTACGTTCCTCTGGGGTCTTGAAAGTATACAAGATACCTAAGAATACCAACACCGAAACTAACGCAACTTCGATGTCCTGACTGGCGGTGAGCGCAATCATCATGAGGGAGACGAAACGGAACGTTTGGCTGTCAAATAATTTTTGGACATTCTTGGGAATGGTAATCGCATTACCGGAGAAAAGACCTTGGTAAAGCACCAACAGAGTGAAAACCAACGGAATTCGGAGACCACGTTCGAGCGGCTTGGAGACCGGACCGAGGAAGTTTTTGGGGATAATCATTGTACTATGTGTAAATATTTTATTTTAAATAAAAACCTATTGATACTATAGGTATGGTTATACAATCGGGTAGTTTGAAAATTCCCTCCCTGCCAGTTTTACCACGAAAACCGTCAAAACAGAAAATAAAGACCTGGAAATTTGCCGGTAGATACTTGTGGAAATCTAAAACAGTTAAAGACCAGGGAGAACTGGGTAGATGGACGTGTAATGAGCTTATTAAACTAGGACCCACATTTGTGAAACTTGGTCAGATTGCCAGTTCTCGTGGTGATCTATTTCAACCGACATTCACGCGGGAATTAGAATCGTTACAGGACGCAGTTCCCGCCATGTCGGTCGATGGTTTGATAGACCTGGACGATTTTGAAGATTTTGATTTAAAACCATATAAATCAGCGAGTATAGGACAGGTACACAAAGCCAAGTTGAAAAACGGAAAAGATGTAGTTGTTAAGATTAAAAGACCTAACATATACGAAATACTCAAAACGGATACAGATAATGTATTAGAAATTGTTAGGTTTTTTGAGTGGGTCGGCATAGATACCGGAACGGGTACTGGCATTGCTTTAGAAGAGTCTGTAAATTATTTATTAGGAGAGGCGGATTATGTACAAGAGATAGATAACGCTGTAACATTTAGAAAGGGAATGAAAGGTGTATCTTGGATTAAAGTTCCCAAAGTGTATAAAAAGTTGTCAAACCAAGATAGAATTGTAATGGAGTATGTAGAATCAACTAAAGTAACCGAACTGACGAATAAGAAGATCAATAAAAAGAAGGTATGTGAAGCCATAATAAATTCCTACCTGATCCAAACCATGGATAAGGGATTCTTTCATGGGGATCCGCATCCGGGAAATTTGGGTATTTCCGAGAAGACCGGGAAGCTAGTCTTTTACGATTTTGGTCTTCTGATATACATATCCGAGAGACTTCGTGAGGGTTTTACGAATATACTCATACACATAATAAATAAGGATACGGTATCCATAGTAAATGAATTAGTTGAAATGGGTGTAATCATCCCCACATCTTCTGAATTATCGGATATTGCGTCATTTTTCCGTTCTATACTAAATTATCTCGAAACTTTGGATGGTGGTGTGATCGTAAATGATGATTTTGCAGCTCAACTAGCAGAAGAAAAGCCATTTACTGTTCCATCTAGTTTTATATACTTAGCTAAAAGTTTTGGTATAATAGAAGGTATATGTAAAGAATTGGATCCCGATTTCAATTATTTTACGTATCTTGAACCTATGATACAGTCAGAAATAGAGGATGCGTTATCTCTAGGTGAAATGATTACATCTACCACGGAAATGCCAAGTAGAGTGAGAGATATAAGTACGGCCGTGTTAGGATTAGAAAAATCACGGGCACAGATAAAGCGTATGATGAATAAGACCGGAAGAGAGGTTAGATTTGCGCAATATAGTATATTAGTGTCTATTCTTGCCGCACAAACTGAACACACTCCACTGACAATCTTGTGCGTGGCTACGTCTATATGGCTTACTATGTCATCACAAAAGTAATATTATTTTTACATATTGGAAAACAATATGGGAAAATAACGGTTATTTAATTACTTCTCAAAGACATCTATGGTTTCGACAGCCTTAGATTTCTTTGTTTTCGGTTTAGATTTAGATTTCTCGGTTTGGAAGAACTTCTTATGGTCGTCAAATATTTGTTTAGACCGACGTTGTTCTTCCCGTGCGACTTCTCGCATCTTCTCTTGGATATTAGTGATATTTGTTTGTTTTTTCATTTTTTGACCAAACTTCTTAAACCTCTTTTGAGTAGAACTCAAAGTTCCACCCGCCGACGACGCAACAATTGACAACATTTTGTAGGTTAACTTGTGGCAACATTATTTTTCAAGTCTAAGTTTAACTTTTTCAACTTTTCTTCAAATTCTCGTCTTTCACCGGGTGATTTCAATGTTTCGCCAGTTCGGATAGCTTCTATCTCCGGACCCGTGAGTTGAATGGCATTGACCCTGAAATCCATAAACGCTTCCATCGTTATGGGAAGAAGATCTTTCACTAGGTCATAAATAGCATTGGCATATTCGCGAATTTCTTGTTGAGCACCCTGTTCCATCCTGAGTTGGAGGTAGTGTAATAAATTATGAAGATTGATCTTCCAATAGAATTCGGTATATGTAGATTGGGGTAAGTTTCCTCTTGATTGTTCGCGACAACACTCAGATTCTAAAAGCTCGTCATATACGTCAAATGAATTTCCTAGGTGTTTAGACACCTTTTGGACAAGTTCATCCGGTACATTAACTTCTCCCTCTGAACCCTGTCTATTTACAACCGATTGTGCCCTCATGACATCTGGTTCATAATACTCTCTCGGAACCACGGAATACCTCGCAGATAATTCGTTTATACTGGCAGTTCTGTGTCGCATGTGTTGTCGTGCGATGTAGATCGGCATTTTGATATGAAATTTGAAATCGACCATCTCGAAGGGGGTTGTGTGCCAGTGTCTGAGGAGATATCGAATAAGTCCTCGGTTTCCTCGAGATGTCTTTGTTCCATCTCCATAAGAGACGCGTGCCGCTTGAACGATTGAGGTATCCAAATCTTCCCTAGGCATGTGGTCAACGAGGCGTACAAATCCATGATCCAAGACTCTTCTGAAACCGTCATCGTCTTGCATTTTGTGTTATATCTTTCGTACGACTTAAATCTTTAATGTTGTATAAAGATTTAATACCTGTTTGTAATAATAATGTCAGAAACTTGGATTACTCGTCCGAGTTTGGTACGGGCGTATCGTAGATCTTCGTGGAATAATGGGAAGTTCAAACATCCACGAACAAAACGGATTCCTAATTATAAGATTACTATAGAATCTCCGGGCGGCATCGAATCATACGATATCGATGGTGGGGCACCCATTTTAGACAATCTCGAAGAACACGGGTTCGATATGCCATATTTGTGCAGGGTTGGTATGTGTGGAACATGTGCTTCAAAAATGACAGAAGGGCGAATTGAACAAAGAGTATTGGGTATCCTGACCAAATCGGATCTTCTCGAGGGTTACATACTTCCATGTATTTCTTATGCGATAGGTGATTGTCAGATTAAAACACACGATGCCGGTAAATTTTCATTTAATAGTGGTGAATATGATTTTACTGCATACCCTTCTACGCCGGATGATTCGGATTCTTATTAAGATTTTTATTCCATGTCTCGCTTTAGTTCATCTATATTTTTATAATATCTATGCAAGTCTTTCATAAATCTTTTATTCTTTTCTACATCTAATTTATTTTTTAGTATATAAGCTAAATTCGATTTAGAATATTTAGTATTTTTTTGATTTTCGTTTGGTTTTCGTGGAATAACTTTTGTTACCTTTTTCTTCTTTGTTGTACTTGTGGGTTCTACTCTATTTACAAAACTCAACGCTTGCATTATCGTGTCGGCCAAATCGTCTTTCTTTTTAGAACTTTCAAAATTTTCTACCCAATGTTTATTTACATCGTCTCTGTTTATAAAGGTACGACAACGTTCAATTGAGACCTTTTTACGTTGAAGATATTGAGACCTACCCGGACCGGCAACATCTGGTATTTTATGACGAGCATCGTATATTATAGTCTCGGCGGTAGGATGTTTAATGATGAAATACGCATGTAAAAAATGCATAACCGAGACCATCTTCTTATTCCGATCCGGTTGTTTTTCTATGAGTACTATTTTGGGTTCGAGGACCCATGGTCTTTCGTCTAGATGTTTTCTTAAAGAAACATAGACACCATCTGAATGTTGTGGTGGGATACCGGATACGTCCCATTTAACAATTAAGTTTGATGTTTCATTAAGCATACACATAGCTAAATTTCTAATCCCGACATCAATGGAGAGAATCATTACATAAATATGTCTTTATCTCTTTAATATACGGCGGGAGGGGGTGCGCGAGGTCGGCCCTTAGGCATAAATTTTGCAACGACACTCAATATAATGAGGACGAGTATGATCATAAAAGGCATTTTAATTTTTTTCCATATGGGTCCGAGTATTTTACCCGCGACATTCATACCGGCTTTCGTGACTTTTCCCGCAACATTTAAACCAGCTTTTGCGACTTTACCCGCGGCACCTGTCACCGCATTTCCGACAGTACCGAGATCCAATTTCGTGATTTCTTCACATTTGGTCATGCAATGGGATTCACATTTGCCCCCACCGATATCTTTGGAGCACACGGGCTGATCGTCGACCGCGCCCGCCGCCTTCACTTCTTCGAGTGTTTTGTATTGGAGTTCAGTAGATTTTATCTTCTTTTGGTCAAAGGCGTCCCAGTTTTTGGGGAGGCATATACTCGCACAATTCTTAACTCTTTCATCTCTCTCTTTGTATTTCTTATCTAAGAACAAAGCGCCCCCGCCTATAGCCCCCGCGAGTGCTGCGTATTTGAGAAATTTTTTATTTTTGCTGGCAAATTTTTTCACCTTCTTACCACCTTTCTTGGCGAGCTTTGCCGCTCTCCCGAGACGACCCGCGTCTCCGGCTTTATCCCCTGCTTTAGCTGCTCTTTTTGCCTTTTGCATTTTCCTCATTTTCTTTAATTTCTGCATTTTCCTGAGTTTGGCAGCTTTTCTAGCCTTACGAGCTTTCGACGCCGCCAATTTCGCTTTTTTCAATTTTTTGAGTCTTTCTGCAGCTGCGCTCAATTTTTTACCGCCGCTACGTCCTTTCCGCGCTAAACTAGCACCCAACTTGCCCGCACTCCTGAATCTTCTAGCCATGGCGGCACTCATCGCGCCCGCGCTACCGACACGTCCGCCAATTTTTGCGCCCACCCTTGCAATACCTCTTAATCTCCCCAATCTTCGAGCCCTCCCTGCCAGTTTCAATGCGCTCGCATAATGTTCGGTCTGGTAATCTTCGGATCCATACGGCCGGTAATATTCCACCCCGTCATTATATTCCTCTATACCGGAGTATATATCGGCCATATTATAATACCCTGAGATTTTATTAACCGTAGATGGTCTATTCTAAACATCTGTTATTTTCACAAATGTTTCCTTGTTTGGGCCAAATTTCATTAAATTTTTTCTGGCACCGGCATATATATTTTAGTGGTGGTGCGTGACCTAGGAGTATACTCGACCCATGCGCCTCGACTCTGTGATACGCCCCCGCCCTGATATATAATTCATCACCCGGTTGTAAATGATGGTCATGTACCTTTATTTTGCGTTTTTCTAAAAATGGCTTCAGTATGTCGATTGGCATGTTCTTGGTGTATTCGAGAATATCTAATTCGTCTGGATGATCATACATATCAAACACTAAAAACCTCTTTGAACCATAAATGCATACTACTCTATTATCATTACAATCAAAGTGTGATTTAAACTCCCAATTTCCCGAACAAACCCTTATCGTGTAGCCCGGTCCCCTAAAATAATCATGAAAATGGCGTTTGATGACTTTACACAGTGGATGTTTATCACCTACCATATCCGTTTTGTATTGTAATCTCGCATTTGTATCCGATGTACTAAGAATCTCCCCGATGGAAGATTTTCTGAAATCATGTACCCACGTAGCATTTTGGTTATCTGTTTTATAGATTCCCACTCTTTTTATGGGAACATCCTGGATTTTTTCAATATCCCGGAGTATAGGCGTAACATCATGCTTATTTTTAGATAATGAACTTATCTTACCCTTAGCACTAATTAATACGACTACCACACAAATAATTAAAATGATAAATATAATAAGCATTCTTATTACTGATTAATATTTTATTAACTGACCGGTATTAAATTATCTTCCCAATCCCAGAATGTATATTCTCCCACTGGGATGGTGTGATCGGATGTGATGAGGCATGTCAATTCATCATCGATTTCATCGGTCTTTGTAGCTTTCGGGAAATCTTGTACCTTACAGTATTTGTTTTCCTTCTTGATATAGTGAGATCCCGTGACACGTATGTTCTCTTGTAGATCTTCACTATAGATCTCATAATAAGGATCATCCTTGCTTCCCCTGATTTTCATGGTCGCCGTGACGACGGTGTTATTACTCAACACGTCATTTAATTTGATATCTTTCATCTTAACGACGGTACCATTCTTGAGTTTGATTGGAGTATCCGGAGAAAAACAGAAAATACTTTTAACCCCTCTCCACGCTTTTTTGGCAGTGTTGGCGACTGCGTTCGCCGCCTTCTTCGCCGCATTTGCTGCCTTCTTTGCCGCTCTTTGTGCCCCCCTCGCGGCTTTTTTCGCCGCATTTTTGGCAGCATTCGCTGCCGCTTTCGCCGCTCTTGCCGCTCCCCTCGCGGCTTTCGATGCTGCTCGTGCCGCTCCTCTCGCCGCGGCCTTTGCTGCTCTCGATGCCTGTCTCGCGGCTGCTTTAGCCGCCTTACCTGCCGCTCTCGCGGCCTTTTTAGCCGCCTTACCTGCCGCTTTCGCGGCCGCCTTACCAGCCGCTGCCGCCGCTTTAGCTGCCTTTTGGGCGACCTTTGCTGCAGCTTTTGCTGCTTGTTTGGCGTATTTAACGTGTGGAAGACCTAAACCGAACGGATCGAGTACGTTATCCAACGCGGCGTTCAACATCTTTTTCGGATTTCCCGAGAACAAGTCCTTCGCGCGTTTTTTTAATTTGGTTGACGCTCTGATGACACCACGAGTCACGGTTGTACCGAAAATCATTTCAGCAATTTTTTGTCCCTTACGCAATTTACAGTCGGTGAGTCTTCCTCCGACGTGTTTCAATCCCATTTTACTGCAATATGAACCAGTGTATGTACAAGTACCCGTATCGTGATTGAAGCGAACACCATGGTTATATGGATGTACTCGTTTTCCCGTTTTCATCGCTTTTCTCGATTTTTCACAATTCGCAATTAATTGTCCATAGTATCCACCGAGCATTACTTTTTCTGGGAGGATTTTATCCTTCATAACGGGTTTTTTGGCAAATTCTTTAGGATTGGCGCGCCTGAGCGCGGCCCGATCCGTTTCGCGATATTGGTCTGTATATATGGCGACCATGGGTTGTCTGTAGTCATCTGGTAATTCTTTTGGTTTAAGGGCGTCAAAGTACTGGAAGAATTCATTACGTTTAGAAGCGTTCCATTTTGTCATGCCACTTTTCGAGAGGGAGACACCAACCGTTCCGGGTTTAGACATACTGGGGTACATTTGTATTTCATCTGCTCTAGATCCAAGAGCCGCTTTCATTTTATCGTGGATGAATTTATCCCGTTTTTGGAATTTAGCCTTTATGACAGAATCATAGACCTTAGCAAATATTTCTTCCGCTTCTTTTGGCATTTGGAAATCCTTAACCGTGTTTCCATCTTCATCGAGTGTTGCCATGAACGCCTGACCCACCTTTTCAAAAGCGGCTTTACGTTTTTCGGATTGTGCCACCGATTCACCCGGTAACTGCCCTTCCAAACCCATGGCATCCATCGTGTCCGACATAAAGTGGTCTAACATCATGCCATTAACATTTTCGTATTCTTTGGGGAAAGCTTCACCGACGGGGAATAATTGCGGATAATCCATACCCGCTTCGCGCATACCCTTCTCAACCATGTATTCAATACTGTTACGTGTTGCTGTGTTCGTTGTGTTGTATGTAAATGTAGCGTAGCCACCGAGATCCATGATATCGATCGCCATACTCAACATATCAAATAACAACATCGCCGCACCGACCGGACCCGCCGCACCATACGCGGCCATTTTAGCCGCCATTGCTGCCATCTTAACTGCCACCTTTGCCACGATTCTTACAGCCAATTTCGCTGCTAATTTACCTGCCATTTTAGCGCCGAATTTCATGACCATTTTTGCCATAAACTTCCCACCTCTTTTCATCAGTGTCTTTGCCATCACTGTTGTCAGTTCTTCTTTTATCATTTGTTTTCCCATGTCCATCATCATCTTCCTTTGCGCCTTTTTACGGTCAGCCGCACTTTCCACGGGATCGCAACACCCCGCATCATTTACTTCCCATCCCGGAGGACATTTACCGTTTGTGGCTTTCTTGTACATACATTTCTTTTTGTTTGTGGTTTGTTGTTTCGCATTTTGTAATTCGGCGCGTAATTTAGCCGCTTTTGCTTTAGCTTTTGCCTTTGCTTCGCCTTCTGCTTTTCTTGCTTCTTCTTCGGCTTTCTTTGCTTCGGCTGCGATTCTGGCTTCTTCTGCTTCCATAGCCTTTAATTCCTCGGCAGCCTTCTTTTCTTCGGCTTCTATTTGTAATCTTAATTTCTTTTCTTCTTCACTTTCTTCCTCCTCTTCCTCTTCTTCATCAT